TTGAGCAAATGATGGAGCGTGTTGAGTTCCAATTGCAACATCATATAATCTATTGTCATTTGCTGTGATATAATCAGAATAGTAAGGAGGTACAAATACCTTTTCAGTAGAGCGAGTGATTTTATTATAATTACCCTCTCCATGTCTCATTATATCAACCGCTACCTTTTCAGTTCCTCTACGAACCTCGATAGAAACTTCTTTTGAAGCAACAAAGTTTTCTTTAAAAAATGAGCTTAAAAACCTAGATGGTTTTGGTTGTTCAATATATTTTTCTACTAATAATTTAGTAAAAGTATTTCTTGCGTCATTAACTGGAATAGCCATATCTTTTTTTATTTATTTTTTGGTTCTTAATTATTGGTTATCGTAGTCGCTTAATTCATCACTGATTACTAAGAATAATCCTTTAGTATCTGACATTAATCTATCTGCTACTGTTTTAGCTTCGATTACAGTGTTAAAATCCGTTCCAGCAGGTAAAACAACTAATGACTTATCAACATCTCCACTAACGCATAATGTTAATGTAACAGTTCCAGAAGCTGCAACCGTTTGAGAAGCATTTAAAATACCTAAAGGATATTGACTTCCATTCGTTGCATCGTCAACCAAAGGTAAAACCTTTTCAGTTGCTGCAACTCTACCCATTACTAAACCTTTTTCTAAAACTGCCTCAGCAACTCCAGACGGGTTAGTGTAAGTAACTTCAATGAATCTATTATCTCTAAGAAATAATTTAGAAGTATCATGGTTAAAAACCAATTTGTTTGATGTGCTTTCTACAAGTCCCATTTTATATTATTTTGAATTTTTTAAACCTAATTTATTTCTCATTTCAGCTTCGAACTTAGAAACCTCAGTTTCTGCTGTTGGCTCTTCTACTGTTGTAGTAGCTACTGGCTCAGCAGAACCATCTTCTAATGATTTAACACTGGCAGTAACTTTTAATTTTTCTGCAAATGCTTTAAAATCCGCCGAAGTTGGATTTTTTCCGCTTTCGATACCTTTCTCAACTGCTTCTGCATCAATTGAACTAAAAGCCGTCCAGTTTTGTATTCTTTCTTGCTCATTTTTAGCTCCGATTAACAAAGCCTCTGCAAACACCTCTGGGTGAGTTGCTTTAAATTCCTCTAAAGTCATTTTTATATTTGTTTTAGGTTTTTCTGGTGTTGGAATATATGAAGCAGCGATATTGTAAAACGCTTCTACTTCACTTGTTTTTAATTTATTAATCTTGTCAACCAAGCCTATTTCTTTAGCTTGTTTTGCCGATAGCCAAACATCTTTTCTTATTTCAGCATCAAATAACTCATCAACTGTAATTCCTGTTATTTCTAAGAACTTATCTTCGTTTACTTTGGATTTTAAACCCGCTTTTAAATCTACGTTAATAGCATTTAATAAAGCAATTTCCTCTGGTGTTTCTGTATATCCCTCAGCTCTATGAAGCATTATTTTTGAAACTTCCAAAGCTTCAACTTTTTTAGCATAGCAAAGCATAAAACCACCCATAGAAGCACTAACGCCGTCTACTTTAATAGTCACGTTTTTATGTTCTTGCATTTTAGCAATTATTCCCCAACCCGAAAAAACAGAACCTCCAGGAGTATTAACTCTAATAGTAACATCGGTGTCCATATTATCGTTAATCTCTGAGATTAATCTCTGAGCTGTGAAATCATAAATTCCGCTATATAGTAACAGTTCTTTTGGCATACGTACCAAATATAAACTGAAAAAAAAAGTTATTAAAAAAAAGTCGGTTGTTTACCGTTTATTTATTATATTTGAATTATGGCAAAAGAAATAAACGGACGGGAAAGAATGGAAATAACATCTGTTCCTGTGAAATTAAAAGGCGAATTAGTTAATATCGCTAAATACAAAGGCATCAATCTAAGTTCATTTGTTAAGAGCAGTTTGCGAGATGTAGCCAACTCTTACCCTGAACATATTCGAAAAGGAAAAATTTAAACGTAATGGAAATAATAGTATCAACAATATTCATCAGCTCCGCTTTAATAGGAGGATTTATAGGTGCGTTAATTGGGTATAAAGTCATGTATAAAACTTGGAAAAAAGATGTAGATAGTTTTCGTAATTCTTTTAAAGCAGGTTGGGAAAACGAAGATGATGAACATTGGGAATCTTTTTAAATAAAATAGATAGGTGGATTAATTGGCATATCGTGGTTATGTGTTACCAAGATACAAGTTCGAATCTTGTCCTATCTACAAATAAAAAAATTAAATAAATAAGCTCTCCAATGCTAATGGATAAGCAAGTGACAAGAAACTGTAGGTCGCACAAGTAGGTCAAGAGTAAGGTCACAACACTTCCAAGGGTGTTAGCTTTGAAGTTAGATATAAGTATGCAAGTATGGTGAATTAACACCCGATTAAGGCGATATAATCCAAGCGGGGTAATAGACTTTAAGAAAGTATTCCACTTGGAGGACATTGGAGAGTTTTATTAATAATATAAATTAAAAACAAATGAATAAGAAAATTGTAATTTTAAAAATGCTTTGGAGAGTTATAACTAAAAGCAATCATGGGGTTATTTTATTGCAAATTGATAATAAGCAACAATTAAACATCTTAAATAGAAAAGAATCAGATATTAGGATATCTTATGTAGGTGTAGATAAAAGAGTAGCATTAAAAATTCTTGAAAGAATCGAATCAACTATAAACTAAAAAAAATATAATTATGAAAACAATAATAGGAATAACAACAGCATTAATATTATTTCCAATAAGAATATATCTTATGTGGTATTTACTAAATGCAGTAAACGCAACTGAATTACCAATGTTTTTATTTTGGTTTTATGTCCCATTTGGATTGCTAATATCAATACTCTCAGAAATCGCAAAGAAGCAAGTAAAATAATTAACGGCTAAGTATGTAAATTTAAAGACAATAACATGGAGAAAGACACTGTAAATCTATCAATTGATAGATACGATGAATTAATTGAGGCTGAAAGAAAACTTAAAGAACCTCGCAAGAATACTATTTTATTAGATAAAAGTAATTATTTCTTTACAAAAAATGAACTTCAAACAGATAATGATGTAATTTTTTCTTTAACCAAAGAACTAGAAAAGAAATCTAGTGAATTAGAAAGATTGCAATCTGTATGTTTGGGTAATGACATAAAATTCGATGAAAAGATTCTCGAAATAAAATCAATGAACTACTGGCAATTTCTTAAGTTTAAAAATAAAAAGACTTGATTTGTTTTTGTTAGATTTGTTAATAACGAATAGTAATAAGAATAGAATTTAAAAAGATATGGATATAGCAAGAGCAGAATTAAACCAAAAAGTAATTGGAAAGCAGTTTGAAGGGGTTGGAATTATTAGACACTTTAAAATGAGTGAAAGCGGATTAAATAGAGTTTATGTAGAAGTTGAACTTAAAGATGGTGGTGTAATTTCAACACCGTTAGATTTAGTGATACCTTTTTAAATATTATTTTTATTACGTGTTAGCCACTTTTTTAATTGTGTGCTAACGCCAGTATAAATGTATGCGAAGTTGCATTTTATACATCGTTATTAACTTAGTGACTATCTTAGTGAATCAAAACTGAATCAAGAAACTAAACTAAACAATATCAGTAAGTTAACTAAAACATCTTAGAGATTGACTTAGTGTAATCAAGAAAATTATGGAACAATTTAATGAATATATCGAAACAAACCAATGGCTGAAAAATCTAATTGATGAAATGAATGAAGAAGAAGGGGTGAGACTTGAAGATTCTTTTTATGCTTTTAAAAAGCACTGCTCTAGGTATGAAAATTCTCCTACACACAATAAGAATCAACAAAGCAAACTACTTCAAAATGATGTCATTGATTTGATAAGGAATTCATACAGTAACGCATCTGCACGTAGGATAATTAAAGAATATTTGTAAAATAATAATTATGAAAAAATATATAAAATACTCAATCATAACAACTTTAATTTTTGTTTTTATGACTTTAATTTTTTGCTTTGTAAAAGGTAACTTTAATATTATGGAGTGGAAAAGTAAAGATAGATTTCTTTTGCTTTTACTTTCATTCGTAGGCGTTATGGCTACTAGTATTTTTGATGAACTAAAAAATAGAAACTAATTAATAGTTATTGAATTAACAAAAGAACAATTAGATTTTATACGTAAAGATATACCTAGTTGTAATGATACATCAAGTAAAATAGTATCTCACAATATAGATATTAACGGTAATTGTCAGGATTGTGAATTTAAAATAAAATAGTTATGAAAAAATACATAAAAGCAATAATAGAACATTTAATTACACAATCAATTACTTTTTTTGTATGTTTTTTTATTTTTGAAACAGATGCAAAAATTACAATATTATTTTATCTAGGTATTTCTTTAGGTTATTTAGCAGGACTTTTTACTAAAACTAATTAATAACCAAATCAAAATCTTTACCGTCTAATCAACTAAATCGCCATCATTCCTATCTCTTTTATTTTCAACCTCAATACCTAACTCAGAAGCTTTTTTATACTCTGTCGCGTAATTCTCCATATTAGAATCGCTTTCTCCTCCGTTAAGAGTTTCAGTAGCTTGTTCTAACGTAGTTAAAGGTAAATTTCGACCACTTAACCCTAGTTTTTCTCTCTCTGCTTTTACTTCTTTTAACGGATCAATATGAGGAACGTTAGCACCAACAAATCGACATTCTGTATAAGCTTGAAATAACATTTCATTTCCAGTCTTATGAGATTCCACCAATCCATCTGCTTTAATTTTACCGCCTAAAACCTCTACATATAACCATAAATTATAAATAGGCATTAAGAATTGCTCTTTATGGTCATCACGCTCAACGCCTAAAGTATGTTCCCAGTCTTTTAACGCTGCTCTACTTGCTGAGAAGTTTGAACGATATAAACTCATTGCTATCTCTGGAGGAATTCCCAATGTAGCACAAACTAAGTCAATGTTAACAGAATAGAAATCCTTGAAATAAAGCTCCTTATTACCGCTTTGCATTGGTTTTATTTCAGCTCCAACTGGATTATTATACGCCTGTTTTCCAGTTGTCGAAGCTACCTTGTCAGCTAAAGCGTTTCCATATTCATCTACTGGTGGAGTTGGACCATTCAAATCTTGCCCGAATGATTTAGCTAATTGTTTGCTCATTGGATTTTCTCCAGTTGAATAAGCTTGATGAACTACTTGATATGATATTTTAGCTACTTCTTCAGCACTTCCAACAGTTGCTTCTTTGTATCTTTCTAATTTAGTTAAAGTTTCCATAACAGCAGAAATAAGAGGTAACCCTCTTCTATCATCTAGTCTGTAAGTCAACCCCTTATATAACCAAGCTACTTTAAAACCATTGTTATATGCTAGAACTCTTTGAGTTTTTAAAAAGTTCTTTGGATCCCGAACATGATAAGCTATCGTTTTACCGTTTTCATCATATTCAACACCGTCTGCAATCTTACCTTTGGAATCTATTTGATAAGTCAAAGGACTGGATATATGGTCTGCATCAATTATCTGAATCTTAACTTTTCCTTTAATAACTCTTAATACAATCAAGACATCACCAGCTATGATTTTATTTAAAAATACATCTGAACTTAATTGATTTAATGTTTTTTCAGAATTTATACAAGGCATCTTTGAATTTCCCCAAACCTTGAATCTATTCTCAATGTCTTTTTGGAACAATTCTTTGTCAATTTTAATGCCCTCCTGTTCTAATACATATTTGTTAGGAAGAGCCTGTAATTTCAAACCCGAACCAATTACCCATTTACGGTATTTATTAATTGCTGTTTGGGCAATTTCACTGTCTAAGTAAGCTTTCCAGCTCCTAGAACGTAAAGCAAAATAATCCATTTTATAATTAACCAATGGTCCAATTGCACCGCTATTTTTTTCCCCATCAAAAGAATCGGAATAAATGCTTCTTGATAAACCTCTCGATTCAACAAATATTTCTCTTATAGCTTTAACGCTTAACTTATTTGAAATCCAATCTATAACACCCATTTTTTTATCTTCTAAAATTTGAACTATCTACTAATCGAAAACCAAAACCATTTATTTTATTGGTATAATAAGTTTTCATTTTCTCGTAATTTTCTATTGCTTTAAAAACCTCTGCACTTCCGTTATAAGTTGTTTTTATCTTTGTTTGTCCAGAATCTAAAGAATATTCTTTTATATTATCTGTTTCGGCAGAAGATAAAGCAACATCAAGTAAAGCGTTAATGACTAAATCTAGTTTAGCAACTTTCTCTTTTAAGCTTGTCGCACTTTCGATAAAAATCTGTGTGCTATCATAATATACAACTTTACTCATTTTGTTTTTATTTCGTTAATTTTTGCAGAATCTATATTTGCCGTTGATGGAACTACTGGTGGAGGTGTCGGAGTTCCAGGAGCAGAACTTAAATGAGTGTGAGCATTGAAATTATTCACAAACAAATCAAAAGCAACCTTTAAATCGCTAAACCGAACCAAATTATCAGTATTACCACCAACTTCAATTATCCCATCGTTCTTTAAATATATGTAATTTTGCTCCTCAGCATCTGAATTAGTTGAAAACAAACGTAATTCTCCGATGTCAGCAATACTATTTTTATTAATATACCCAACTATTACAGTTTTCCCATCTTTTCCAGTAGATGAGTACAACGCAACCATGTCTTTAACTGGATTACTATCCACACCATAAGGAGCGGCAACTAAAGAAGATTGTACATCACTACGTCCAAATCTAAAGAATTTTGCAACTCTCTGATTTAAAGAGTTAATATTTGTACTTATTATCTTAACTAAAAACATTTATTACTGTATCATTATTATACACAAATGGTAATACACACGTTAATACTGCTGTTTGACTTTTACTATCCCCCTCAAAAGAGATTGACTCAACAAAAAAACGTGTTTCATCAAATATACGCAATTCTTTATTTCTAACTGTAATTATTTGATTAGGTTTTAATATTTTGCCGTTTTTATCGAACCAACTATCTTTATTTATAGTCAATTTTATACTTGATAATTCTTTACCTAAAGACTCTCTAGCCGTTTTACTTATATCATTATCATCACCAGACGTTTGAATTATAGTTTTAGGTCTGAACGACTTAGCGTAAGGATTTTTAATTGTAAATTCACCAGAATTACCGCCACTTGAATCGGCTTGAGAA